GTTCATGGGGGCAACTGCTGCGGCAATCCTACGGGTTGAAAAACTAAATGTGAGGGAAAATGCGACAGGAGAGGCACCCGAGAAAGTGCGGAAATGGAGGTACAAATCTCCACCAGTAGCACGGGAGTTAAAATAGACGGTATTACTACGGGGGGAATCTTTCTTGGTGGTGTGGTTGGTGAAAGTAGGGGCCGGACCATAGTCTACGGGGGAACTGGAAGCAGGAGAGGCAAAAGCACCTACATGATTGAAACCAAAGACGAAAGGAAAATAGCCATCGCTATCTGTGGTGACGGTGTAAGAAAAAAGACACTCAACTTCAGTACCTGGCATAGAAACATCGCCGAAAAGGGGAACTGTAAGGGAGGCTCCTCCCAAAAGGACATAATTGCCAACAATATTCCTCTCTGTTCTGTAGGCAGTAGAAAGGGATTGGAACCGCGCGTGGTCGTCTGCGGTCCTAACCCCTAACCTCCGACGCCTCTCCTCACGCAACTCCTCAGCAGTTGTAAGACTCTGAAAATTTTGGGGGGGGAGGGGGTCGGGTAGGTAGAAGAAGTCTGGAACGGGCATTAAGAAACTGAGCCTAAAAGTGGGAGAGGCTGAGATCAAATACTGTGAGATGTCATTCTGAAAACCTACTGATGGTGGGTAGAAAGGGACTGGATTTTTGATTGTGTTGAAGGGAACTATGTTCTGGTAAGGGAAAGTATAGTCTAAGACTGGCCAGATGGCCTGGTGGCTCATGACTAGTCCATTGCCAGCTTTCGTATTTGAACCGAAAGCGGACACTTCAGTGTTTTGGATGGTTGTTTGAAGCAAGCCTGTAGCTGACCCTTTTGAGAAGGACACTTTGACTTTCGTCTCTCCGCTAAAGAATTTGTAGAGGTTTGAGACGTAGTCGAAGTTGTCTAGCTTGTATGCTTGTGACTTGTTTGCGATGTGGATGGGGACGGGCACTGTAATGCCTACTTGGGGCTCACGAGTACTAGAGCGACCGAGTATCTGGGTAAGAGAAACAACGCCTCCTTGGTAGCTGGCGGGGATGTTAGGGCCTAGTCTTGTACACTTGGAAATGTCTGTGTAAAGGGACTGGAGGATACCTGGGACAAAAGATTGAAGTCCAGTGAGCCTGAGGTCCGGGCCAGAAGCAAGAAAAACAGACATGTAAACATTGGGGACTACATCAAAGGGCTTGGGAATGGGCGTTTGCATTTGGATACGGAGAATAGGAACGTCTGGATCTCCGACAAGTTTCCACGGGGAAGCGGAAAGGTAAGGGACCTCAAGAGCAAACTCAGAGTTCCCTTTTATGCTGTGTATCCATGTAGGTTGATCGCCTATAGCTATTGGGTTGGAATTGGAGGGTGTGACGGGAAAAAGGGAAATGCGAATTCGCGTGGAAACCATCTGTGGAGCTGAAAACTTTAGGAGGATTCTGGTGGAACTTCGGTAATACCTAAACATCTTGGAAATGTAGTGGGCATAGGAACCGGTGCTCAAGGGATTGAGCGAAACATCCAGGAAATCACCAGAATTGACAAAGACATGATCGGTAGCGTATGTGGGGATAGAACAAATGGTACCTATATCGAAAATGTCCTTAACGGAAGGGCACTCACCATTGGGCATGGGGATACCGTCTCCTAACCTGGTAGCACCGGTAGACTCAGCTATGCTAGGGGCAGCTAAATTACCGAACATATCGAGTTTGGCATTGGAAGAAGGAACAGGACCTGGCTCAACATCCATAGGCACTGCTTCTTGTTCAGCAGGAGCCCAGGGATCGAAGAAATCGAAGACTGAGGTAGTGGCTTTTTCAGTGGCTTCAAGGCCTTGATTGACACGCCTCTCGAACCTCTTCTTTATGTTGTCCTTAACCACTTTTCCAAACTCGCCTGCTATGGGAGCGGCAAATGAGAACAAAGTGCCCATGGACTGGAAGGTTCCTTCTGGGACATATCCGGAACATTCAACAGAAGGTAGAGAAGCATAGATGTTTGTCTGAATAACGGGAGAGGTTTCTGAGCTAATGGTGCCTATGAAGAGGGGGCGTATGACTATCCTCCAAGAATCGTTGGGAATGGAGTTGAGTTTCCTGTCGTAAAACGTGTAAGGTCTGAGATAAGGAAGGACAAGTTCTACGGAGGTCTGTTCAGAGACCTCAACGAGAACCATATCTGCCTGTGACTGTTGTTGGATGGTTAAATACTCTGTGGTGGAGTTTGTATACGGAAGAGCTGAGACTGCAATCTGGCCGTAAAGAAGTGGGTTGGCTATAAATTGGATCTTGACATGTATGTCTCCTCTATAATACCTAAAAACAGAAAGATATTTTTGGATCGTGGTGTTGGAACTCCAAAGGTTCTGAGGGAAGATAAGATAGTCGGTAGCAGTGGTCATAGTGAAGTCAGAGATGAGGTACTCTCTGGAGAGGATTTGTCTCGGGGTCTTATCAGGATAAGGATCATCTATAAAATTTGACGCTTTCATAGAGAGGACTTGGGTGTCCTCCACTTCAATGATTGTAGTGAGTTGTTGGGTTTGTTGTGTGGTGGGAAGTATTTGTTCGGTAGGTTGGGGAACTAAACCAGATAGTCAACCTGAACGATCTGGCAGTAGGTTTTTCGGCTTTGCACAGCCTATTTTGGCTTTTGCCGGTGGTGCAACATTGTACCTGGCGCAAAAGTCGGTTGCGTTTATTACGGTCGGCCCAAGACCGGGGTTTTGATTAGTGGCTAAGGGCAACAGTGGGTATTGGTACATACCCTTGCTGCGTTACGTCCGAACGGTGCCAATTGTCGAACATCCTCCTATGGTTCTCTTCGAAAGACCTTATGTGGGGAGGGGACACATGGTCTCTAGTGCACAAGCGAAGAAACCAGCCTTTCTTATTGTTGTAGGCTTCTTTACCGTAGTGGACATACTCCTGAAAAGCCATGTCAACCCGGATTTCAAACATTTTCTTCTCAGGTATGGAGGCGACTTTCTTGTTCCAAATTATCATATTGTCTATGGACTGCATCCGGAGTTTTCCTACAAGCAACCCTTCCGGATTGCGAGAAAAAGAGCGGCCCAGAAAGACATGATCTGGAGAACCGTGTTGAACGAACTCTTTGGGGGTGGGAGATTTAAGGGCATCTGTGTAATCTATGCCCCACCTTTTCTTGAAAACTTCTGATATGGTCCTAGTGTTATAAAGGTGTTTAACATCATCCGAGACGGTGACAGCAGAATCATCCCCACCTGATTTCATTGCGACGTGCTGCTCGAAAATGTGGTGGGGACACAACTGTTGAAAAGTGAGCTTGTGAGCCATCCAAACCATGAAGGAATTGAAAAGGGTGGTTAGAAAATGTCCCGAGCTGTGGCCCAGGACAGTCTCATAAAGGTAACCATTGTTGATGAAGAAATAGCCGTTCAAACCGGCACAGAAATTGTCTATGATGGTTTGTTCAACATCATTAGCAACTATGTGCAATTTACAAAACGTCTTGAAACCATCTGCAAAAATGGCACCAATGCTTGCTTCTTGTTTACCTATATCGGCACAAATAATGTTGACAAACTTGTGAACCTTGTCGTACAAAGCTTGCCAGTCGACTGAATTGGGATTGAGGCCCATTGAGAAACAGTTCATGGTATTGTGCTTAGTAAGCTTGTCGACAAGGTCACCAAAAATCATCTTAAGTGCGAGATTATAGGCCAAATCGTGGCCGTAAACGAGGCGGGGGAGGACAGCTTCTACTTTCTTTCTGCCAAGCAGTTCATCTTTGCCGAATTGCTCGGCAACAGGTTGAATGGGCTGGTGCTTGGCCTGCTCTATATAAGCAAGAGTGTCGGACCTGAGCATCGGGTCACAAATCTTTTTCTCAAAATTAATGAGCTTTGACTTCTCACCGTTGTACCGCCAGCCGACGTACTTAGAGGAAGTAGCAGCGGAAGGAACGCCTTTGATCGGGTCGCCGAAGACAGCAGTATCGAAGTCCAAAATTTGGGCCCTCTCGGGGAGGGTGGCAGCCGATCGAACAAAGTCGGTGTCGACTCTAAAGGAATCCACAACCTTGGGGCCGTGGTTATGGGTTGCGTCATTTCGATTCATGACGCCTTGCATACAAACTGGGGAGGGGTATTTGACTTCTGCCTCAGGATAAGGGCCTCCTTGCCCGAGATCTTGTTCTATAACTGAGGGGAAATTAGTGTAGAAATCAGAACCAGTCTGAATATGGTTCTTGGGAAGATTGACTTTCCCAACTGTTTTAGTGCCTCTTATGATAGGCATACGCTCTGCTATTGGTAAAGTAACCAATTGATCAAAACCGTGGGGCATTGCTTGGAAAGTACTTTCGTCTAAGGCCTGAAAGTGGTCTCTCTCCTCAGTGCCTTCAGTAAGATCGTTGTCTTCTTGAAAGATGGGAATGACACAAGAGTCGGCACCAAGCCTGGCTCCATGCATGCCTTTGAAAGGTTTGGGGTCGTTTTCGGCTATGAAGGGGAAACCGCAGTCTCCGGGGTCTCCACCACCTTTGTGAGCAAGGTAGTAGTCGAGGTGGGAATCCTTGTAAACACCGTTGGGGGTGTCCAGAACAAAAACCCGCGTAGAAGTGTCAACAGGGTGGTAAGTGTAGGGGCCTTCGGCAAAGATAATGACCTTATCGCCCCTTACTATTTGAAGGAAGCGTTGTAAAGTGCCAGTACATTTCTCTTTAACAAAGGCCTCCTCCGATGGGACTTGCCTCCAAAGAGAACGAATACCTTCCTGAGGAGTTTTGAAAAACCTAACAACACCTAAGTCCCTTGATGCTTCCTTACGGTAAACAGAAAAATCTTTGGAGTGGGCAACAAGGCAAGCTTTGGTTTCGGAGTCGGGTATTTCAGCAAACAGTTCGATGCGAACCACCTGGTGTTTGCCCATGGAACCAACAGTGTGCCAAGGAAAATGAAAAGATCTTCCGTCCATGAAAACGCCTTGGTTGTCTAAGTACGTACCGTCGTCGAACCAAAACCTTATCGCACGAAAGTTTTTCATAACAGGAAGGGCAGCCTCTTGATTACCGGCAGTGAAAGTGCCGTGCCTCTTGCGAGGTTTATATTTACCAGCTGGGGTCTCAACCTGTGTTCTCCTGGGGGCTTGTCTGGCGAAGTCGTGTTGGACCGAAAATGTATTTTGGGATTTTTCAGATCTATCCTCCATATTCTTCCTACGTCCTCCTTTCTTTCTCTGCTTAGTAGGATCTCCTTCTACAAAAGCCTTCTTGCTCTTATCATCGGATTGGAACAAATGGGCAGCGGAAGGAACAATGGCTAAAAAGATGGGGATCAGGGCTGCGAGGGTAGCGGCTATAGTACCGCCAATGATGGCCAGGGAAGTCATACTGATGTCCAGAGATGTACGGAAGTACAATTGGATGCGACGCCTGAAATTTGGGGGGAGAGAGTTGTGCTCAAAGGGGGACTTGTAGTCAGAAATTGCGGTACATTTGGAGACGTCTTTCATCACACAACCTGTATAGTTGACGTATTGGGCGTAAGGGCCCAATATGGCAATGTCAGGTGCGTCACAACCTGTCTTCGCATAATAGTCCCGCATCATGAGAAAAGTATAATCCCACATGGCGACTGGAACTGAAGCGCCTAAGGCCGAATGGAGCTCTCGAACGTACTGGGTGGCGGTTATCTTCTTGGCACTGGGACAAAGTTCCCCAGTATAGGTCTTGGGGCAGACCTCTCGAGGGAACCAAACAGGTGCACCGAGTTCGTCTTCGCTGGGGTCTATGAAGGCATCTGTGTAATTCTTGTCACCCAAAGAAACGGTGTAAAACTTACCTTCCTTGGAGTAATCTGAGGCATTCCTAAGGGCCGTAAGACCATTCCACTGAAGTATGTTGGAAACATCGGGGGTGTAATAACCAAAGAGGTTAACTCTGGTGTGGTTTCCCCCAGGGCGAAAGGAAATTTCGTCACAGAGTCTATCAAGGGCTGGTTGGTTCAACTGGATCTTTCCGTACATTTCAAAGCGTATTCTGCCTAAGAATGTGCGTTCCTCAACAGGAGGGGCTTGAAACCAAGCACTGATGTCCTTGAAAAACTTGGAGGACTGAGTGAGGTCATCGTCCGAGCTATCAATATCGGGATCGGTCGAACAAACTTTGGGGACGATCGGTTTTCTAGACAATCGCTCCACGATCCTCCTCTCAAAGAGGCCCGTGCCTTCGCCATCGTCCCATGGTGCATCGCGGGGAATATACTCGGGGTCTTTGGCGAGGTTGTCTATGACCGTACGAGCTAGGTCTTCTGGGGTCATGAGAAGTTCCTCTACGGAGCTTTCCTCTTGGTCTTGAAGGGCCTCTCTCATATTCTTGACAGAGATCTCATCAAGTTCCTCTAGGGTGAAGAAACTCTCTGAGGAGCTTGAGGTGGTAGTGTTGACAACACGGTCCGGGGCGGGAGCTGTGGCAGAGTCAAGAAGGTTGTCAGCAATCTTACCCGAGCTCGTGGTCCTATAAACGTATTCACAGCAAGCCTGTACCACGTCATAGATTGTGAGTCTGTCTGGGTCATCTGATTCTGGGGTCTGAACGTAATTAATATTTTGAGTGTGGGGGACACTTAACGGGCCAGATCCACAAGTTCTGGAAGTTTTGAAGTTCCAGGCATCTGCCAAATCTTGATCTGAATATTTGTGCCCCGCAGGAAAGGTTTTGGTGCGAGTAACTTCATAAACTGCAGCAAAACGACGAGAAATGGCGTTAACGTCTGCGCAAGGGAGATTCTTATACTCTTTGAAGTTACTGGTGACAAATATAGAAGAGCTATCGAAGAAAAGAGTGCCTTTCTGCGAACACTCAGCAACATCAAGAGGACATGGGGCGACATTAACCAACTTGAAGATATTGGTGACGTCACGGACCACAGAAGCCGGGTCTCTAAACTGACACCAATCATCCAAAAGAACGTAGGGTTGACTGGCGTAGGTGTCCCAATAATCGGAAGTAGAAGGTTTCGTAAAGAGAAGACCTTCATGGTAAGGGTAAGCAAAACCTTTAACCTTGGCGCTACGTAGCGATATGTGCATGAGTTTAGCAACAAGATTTACGATCTCTGACTTACCTGCTCCAGGGGGGCCTTGAAAAAGAACGCAAAGGGGTTGGGGCTTGTGGGAAGTGCCTCCTTCACAAGCATTGGAAATCTTCCAATGGTGTTCACAAAGATTCTTGGTAACACTAATGGCGGGACGGTAGGGGGCAAGTTCTTCGAGAGCCATGAGTCTTGCAAACCTAGAGGACATCCAAAGATGGTCATCTTGAATCTGAACAGAAAGTTCAGGATCAACGGTTATGGAGGCAGCGATATCGGGGCGAATAGCAACCTCCGTCACCCTCTTGTTGAGCTCATGAAATCGCTGGCACAGGGTGTAGGTCTCAGCAAGTGAACAGCTGATGTCAAGTTTGTAACATATCCACCCTATTATGGGTTTAATGTTGGTGAGGATAGTCTCCCAAACTGAGGAAATTGGGCCTATGTGCCTAGCAAAATCAGTTAGGAAACTCTTATAGGTGATATCAGAGGATCCTGTAAGGATTGAGGCAAGTATTGAGACAGAAGAAGCAACTAAGGTGGCTATGCCTCCTCGAGCCTGAAATTGGGCTGTCTCTTTCTTCTCCAGATCGTTGGGATTCATTTGGAACTTGGGAGTTTCCTTAATGACTACCTCGGCGGCCCTCATAGCTGAGGGGCAAGAAGGGACAAAATAGGCAATCAACTCGACCAAAAGTACGGCCGGGATAACTGCCATACTTATAGCAGTAGTGATTATCATGGTAACGATTATCGCGTCAAGGAGGGTCCTATGGTTCTTAAAGATAGAGGTCTCGGAGAGGGAAGCCCTCCACTCTATAACTTTGGCAACAATCGGACCAAGGAAAGGTCCGAACGATTCGGGGGCACTGAGTTTCTTGAGCAACTCAGGGCCGGCCATCCTGTAAAGCATGTTGGAGGTCTGCCGCCTAATTACTTCTAAGGAACCAGCAAAAGGGTTATACATTTGAAATTGACCTTCTTCTTCGGGGGCGAGAAGTTTGGCCAATGGAAGAGTGCTCTTTTTGTCTGAGAGCTCTTTCCGGATTTCAAATGGGGAGGGAAACCAATCAAATTGAGTTTTCATCCTCAACCAAAGGCGAAAAGTGGCGAGAGCGACGTTGGTGGGGCCCGTATAAGGGGTGAAAGGAAGTTTGGCCTTACGGCCATTCTTAAAATGAAGGCGAGTACCATACACATAAGAAGCAACCATTTGAGACAATTGCTGTCTATTGGCGTGGAACCAACCGAGACGATACATGGTGTAACAGACGAAGACATAGTCTTCTTCAGTATAATCTAGGTTAGGTCTGTCAATGAAATGGGGATAAGGGTAGGAGGCACCAAAAGGGCGGAGAGGCAAAAGCCTACCGAGGTGTGAAGTGTCTCTAGGAATGAAGCTAAAACGTGTTTCCGACTGATATAATCGGTCATCGGAAGAACGTTGGCCTGAAGCTTTTCTAAAGTCCCATTCATCACAAACATCACCAGAAATGGGGTCTGGGAGGTCTGCCCAAGAAGCGGGTTTCTTGGAATTCTTCTTACCTTGGAAAAGAGCCATCTGAGATAAGGCATCCTCAATCTCTTTCTCTGGAGGAAGGAGGATTGAAGGGAGTTTGTTCTTCCGGGGAAGGGCTGAGGAGAGAACGGAGCAAGTTCGACAATAAGGATGAAATTTCTTAAAGTGTCCACAAATATGGGTACATTGCCTGGGAGAATAAGGAGTAGAAGTCTCGGGAAGGAAGGAGTTGTACTCGGGGTCTTGGTGAGAAGGTGGTGGGGCTGGTTTTGAGTTTTTGGGAAGATACTCCGGCCAAAAGGTCGGGATGGGGCCTCCAACAGTATGTCGGGTTATCTTGGTTGTTTTCTCGAATATCAAAATCGGTTTTGT